AGTTTACGATTGACCATTACGGTATCGATCTTATTGATGACGCATCTATTAACGGTGTGTATGTTAATAACGTTCTGCAAACTCCTGCACCTGCTATTCCTGCGTTTAATGCGCAGCCTGGTGCTGGTGAACCTTGGCTTTGGAAGAAACATGAGTTCTTGAAATATATCGAACAGGGTAACACCAATATTATCACTAAAACGTTGCGTGGAAATGCATCATGGATCGTTTGTGGTAATAACGTTGCTAACCTTATCAAGCAAATGCCTGATGGTAGATTCAAACCTACACCAAACTTAAACAGAATGGTTATGTCTGGTCCTACTAAGATTGGTCAGCTTGATGGTCGTCCGGTTGTTCAAGACCCATTGCTTCCTACTCGTATGAGTGGTGGTACTTCGATTGCCGGTCCTGACCGTTATATCATGGGTTGGAAGGGTGAAAGCTATCTTACTGCTGGCTTCATCTATGCACCTTATATTCCGTTGTTTGCAACACCAACTTTGATCACCTCTGATTTGTTCGCACAGAAGGGTTTCCTTTCTGCTGCTGGCTTCAAGGTCATCAACTGTGGGTTGTTCACTCATGGACGTATTTACAATTACATTTAATTGTAATTGAGTTTGTATATAATAAGGCTGGGCTTCGCCCAGCCTTATGTTTGTAATATTGTTAGTATGAGAGAAAGAGAGAAATTGAAATGAAAGCACCGGTTATTAAAAATGTGATAATTCGCAGAGAAGGAACTATTGCTACCAAGCTTGAAACAAAATATTATGAAGCTGGTGAAGTTGTACTGCTAAGATTTGCATCGGAAAATGAGTTTCGTGCTATGTTACCACTTGGCGTTTTTGTCGAGCATGATGGACCCGCCCCAGCCTATGTTAGAAGTACACCAATTCAACCAATCGAAGTGATTGATAGCCCCGCACCTCAAGTTGTTGCGCCACAGAACAACCCCGCACCTGTTGTAGGCATTAAAAGCCGTAAGTGTGAGAATTGCCGTACTATGTTAATTTTAACATCTGCCCAGCATGAACCTGAAAAACAAATACTGTTTTGCCCCAACTGTAACGTAGAAGAACCTTTAGAGCTTCCTCAACCCGTTACGATTGTTAAAAGTAAAACTGAACTTGTTGAACAATTTGGTGATCCAACTGTTGCACCCAAAGATGAAAAACCTCCTAAGAAAGTTGCAAGCAAGTGTAAATGTGGCGGTATAAAAGCTGCTAAAGCTACCTTATGCAAAAAATGTTTAGCTGCTGAGATAGCTGCTTTTGATGGAGAGGCTGTTGAATAATAAGGTCTTGTAGTAATGGCTAATACCCTTTGGATTAATTTTAGTGATCAGACGATGTATCGGCTTTCGGGCCAGTTTACATCCACTGTCCATGATTCAGAAGATGTGGGTGGTGTAGCAGCGCAAGTTCGTGGAATTTCTACCACATCACTCGATCATACTTTATGGTGTGAGGGTGGTGATCAGGGTGATGAAAAGTTACATTATTATTCTGGTCAGTTTACTTCTACGAGTAAAGATAGTGTAAATGTAGGTGCTGTAAACAGTAGACCACAGGATTTGTCACAAGAAGAAGACCTTGATGTGTTGTGGTCTGGTGATGGCGCATCTGGATATCAATCACATTTTTATATTACATCAGGTTTATTTACTACGACTTTAAAAGACAGTCTGAGTTATGAGACTGATGCTCCACATGGTATTTGTGCTGATGGTTCCGGTGATGTTGTTGTAGCCAATGGTGTAACACAAAAGTTATATGTTTACAGTGGTAGATTTACAACTACAGTAAAAACAAGTATAAATGTAGGTGGTGTTGAAACCGGCCCAAGATGTGTAAGTTGGAATGGTGAAGATACATTGATGGGTGGTATTCAGGCTGATAAACTGTATAGGATGTCAGGTCAGTTTACAACAACCATGCATGATAGTGAATCTGTTGCAGTTGCATCACCACAGGGTATTGATACAACTGATTGGGCTGCAAGAATGGGCATTGGGGGTGAGCCTCCTGGTCCAGTTGAAATTGCTGATTCAATTTCTCTTGATGAAACAGTAACAGTAACAAAACACGGTGGTTTGTATGAGGTTGATGTATCAGATTCGATCTCAGTTGCAGAATCAGAAGCGGTAACAAAACACGGTGGTACATATGATGTTGACGTAGCTGATTCGATCTCAGTTGCAGAGACAGTTGAACTTATATTACATTTAGTAGCTTCTGCAACTGATACTATTACAGTTGCTGAAACATTAACAACTGTAAAAGCTGGTGGTTTGTATGAGGTTGATGTATCAGATTCGATCTCAATTGCAACAACAATAACAACTGTAAGAACAGGTGGGTTGCTTGAAGTTGATATCACTGATTCGATCTCAATTGCAGAATCAGAAGCAGCAACAAAACATGGTGGTACATATGATGTTGATGTATCAGATTCGGTTTCAATTGGTAAAACATTAACAGTAACAAAGCATGGTGGTACATATGATGTTGACGTAGCTAACTCGATTTCAGTTGCTGAAACACTTAAAGCTATATTACATTTGGTAGCTTCTGCAATAGATACTATTACAGTTGCAGAATCAGAAGTAGTAACAAAGCTTGGTGGTTTATATGAAGTTGATGTATCAGATTCGATTTCAGTTGCTGAATCGGTTACAATTGGTGAACCAGAAGCTTTGTCTTTCTTTAACGTAACTGATACTATTAGTGTCAGTGAATTTTTAGACTTAATTATAAGTCTGCTGAATGCTCAACTTAGTGATTCTGTTAGTGTAAGTGACACAGCAAATTTATTGATAAGCCGGTTGAATGTAACTGCATCAGACGCAATTAGTTTAGCTGATGATATAAGTTTATTGATAAGTAATTTGAATGTACGTGTTATTGATGCAGTTTCTATTGCTGAAACAGTAGAAATGTTTATGCATCTTCCACTTGCAATATTTGAACCAATTAGTATTGCTGAATCAGTTAACTTGGTTATGCCTTTGTTAGCAACTGCTCTTACAGATTCTGTAACTGTAGATGAAATGCAACGTGTTATACTAACAGGTTTTCCATTAATTGTTGCAGACACTATAACTGTTACTGATACTGCAAAAGTTGAATGGACTGTTTTACCTACAGAAATTACTGATGTTATTTATGTTACTGATTTTCCTACAGTAGAAGTTTCAGCAGGTGCTTTTAGTAGGAATTGGTGGTGGGGTGATCCCTATAACAATAAAGTATTGGGAATGTTATAATGTATAAAGAAAATAGGGCTAATTACATATTCTTTTTTATGAGAAATTTAACCACTGGAGCAGGTATGACAGGGTTATCTCCCACTGGTTATGTAACTAAAGATATTGGCGCTCAAGGAAGTGTTGCTGGGGGTTTTACTGAAACGGGTCGCGGTCAATATAGATTTAATGGAGCAGCAGAAGATTTTAATGGCAGCATACTCGGTTTTTTATTTTGTGCTCCAGGTGCTGTAGATTATGATGTAACTGTTACTACTACAGAAAAAACAATCGATGATATGGTAGGCGAAGCACCTGTTAATGTTGCTCATACCAGCAATATCATACATAGGAGTTAATTAAATGAGTTCAATTCTACTAGAAGAAAGATTTACCATAGATGGTGTTGCAACAAATGTAACATCGGTTAAACTTAGTAATCTAGCTGGTACTGCCGGTGTTATAAGAAATGACACAGAGGCTGTTGTTGTTGCTGATGATACAGACATGGAGAATGTGGAAGATGGTTTGTATCAATACTCGTTTGAAGAGCCTGCTGGTGGTTTAACCTATACATACTATGTAGAATGGGTTTATGGTGGAGAAACTTATAGAGACACCAAAACTTATGAAGCTGAACTTTCATCTGTTTTTCATGCTTCTGCAAACTCTATGAGTAAGAATGATATGGTTGACTGGATAAAAACAGAATTTCAACCATTGACGCTTGCAACACCTGATGATACGGTTAAACAGATTATTGACAATGCTGTTAGATTTTGGAATACACATAGTGCTTATGATGTTTATATGATGATAGACGCGCCTGCGAGCGGTCATTCAGTGCAGTTGAATGCTCAAATAAAAATGGTTGCCGAAGTGCTTCCAAGTAAAACATCAACATGGATATTTAATAATCACCCACTGTGGACGATAACAGGTATTCAGGTATTGGATAATATTACCGGTGATATGATTATGATGTCAGAAGCTTTTAGAAACTACCATGTTTACATTGGTTCTGATATGCGTTGGCATTTTGTTAAAAGTACAGACCCAGCGCAAGGCGGATATTTGTATATGGAAAACATTCCAAACGGTTCGTCTATGCTATGTGTAAGAGGAACAAAACGAATACTTGCTGCTGACTTAATCAAAGATGAATGTATAATGGATTGGATATTGAATTATTCAATAGCTTTGCTGAAACAGAGAGAGGGAAATACATTACGAAAGGTTGGCGTTGCTGACATACCAAATGATGGGGATATTTTAGTTAAAGAAGGAAAAGAAGAACAAAAGGATTTAATACAACAACTCAAGGAAGAAGGAAGGTGGCTTGCTTTTGCAAGGAGAGCTTAATGAGAAGAAATTGGAACACAATAAAAAAATTAAATCTGTGGAAAGTTAATCAATTAAACTTACCATACAGAATGTCTTTAGAGAGAGTGGATGGCAGCATTGTTATGGCTGGTGGCATAAATGTTCCTGAGACAGCGGTATCGTTATTTGCTACGGCGCATATACCATTAGCATCGGGTGATTTAATTCCTGAGTTTGGTCGGATACCACCAAGAAATTTAGCAGTGTTGATCGCAAAACATTTTAAAAATAGAATGTCCAGCTATCCATATGATGAAATATATAATAAACTGTCAAAAGATAAAAGCAAATTTTTACAAGGTAAGTATCAGGAATTAGATGAGTAATAATTTTGATATACTAAATGAATTAACACATGCTGGTGTTGTTCAGAAGCAGTCAGACATAACAAGTCTGTTTCCAGATTTTGCAGATAAGGTCAAGGGAATAGCTGACATGGGCGGTCTGCGAATGGAGGGAATGGATCAAGACGCTTGGCACTTCAAAATTCATTCAGGTACAAAGCCTGATGTGTGGTATGATGCTAGTATAAAATGGTTGAATGTGTCAGAAGAGCTTAACAAATATGCAGCAAATCAAAATATATGGACAAAAGATCAACAACATGTTAATTTGTTAAAACTATCTAAAGAAGTATCAACTAATGCTGATATACAATTATCATGCACTTGTAAAGCTTTTAAATACTATGGTCCTGATTATATTCTGAGCTTGTCTCAATATAATGCTAAGTATGGTGATCCTGAACATCGTCCTCCAAATATACGAAATCCAAAACAACATGGTGCTGTGTGTAAACACCTGCACAATTTATTGAATGTTCTACCTTGGTGGAATACAACAATGGCAAGCTGGTTACGAGATAATTGGACAGAAGAAATACGTCAAATTGAAAACAGGATTAAACAAGATCGCCCAGATCAAGGTATGTCTGAGCCTGAATTTGAACCTGCACCACGACAACCTGCACCACGACAACCTGCACCACAACAACGTCCACAAAGACCAAGACCGCATTCAACAAAGCAAGTTGCACCACAAAGTCCACGAACTCAATCAAAGGATACTGTTACTGGCGCTGGTGATCAATGGTTTATGCCTAAATGGTCGAAACAACGAGAACGAAAATTGTATGAAGATACAACTATGGGAGACATTGCTTATTTGCCTTCTGCATTAGGTGTTGTAAGATCAGCATTAGGTGGGTTGGCAAAGAAGAAAAGACAATGGAACATTGAAGTACTTGAAGTTGAAAAGGGTAGCAAGGTTCATTTTGAAGATGCCTTATGCATTTACGTACCAAAAGAATGTTGGGAAGATTTTGCTATGATGTTTAAGGACCCACTTCATAAAGGTGTTGTTACCTTAGATGAGTATTTGCAAGAAGCCATTGATGCAGAATTAGCTGATAGAAGAAAAGAAATCGAACCACAGATCACAAGAGTATTTGAAGAGGATACATTTAGAACGTTAGATAAATCAGTACAAATGTGGCGTGCTCGGTTTGGTATAAATAATAATAAAACTTCTGATGTTGTTGTTGCGGTTGAAAATAAAAGACGAGATGTTAGAAAACTCGTTGGTGAGTTATTTAGAAATTATGGTAATGACTTAGGAAATTTGGATTTGCTGATCAAGGCTTTTCGTAATCATCAGCCTCTGAATGCATTTGCTGTGTTTAAAAATTATGATTATCTGTATGGTACAAGAATGTACAGTAGTTATGAAGGTGTCCAAATGGTTTTTGAAGGAACGGTTGACATGAGTTATTCTCTCGGTGAATCGATTGCTATAATTGATGGCGATGAAATTTTAGACGAATTAGAAGATTACGGTGGAGTCAGGGTAGTTAGAAATTTATTATACCCAGTAAGAAAAACATTTGATCCAGACTTTTTTGGGTACTTAGCTGAGGTTATTGAAGAACAGACAAGCTTGGGAGATGATGAGGGAGATGATGATGAAGGATTTGATTATGAGGAAGATAAGAAAAAGAATAGAAGAAGCCAAGGACGTAAATCTATATAAGAGTTTGCTTGTTGTATTGGGTGACTTCTGCGATAAATTTCCCATGTCAAGTGTTGATCGATTGTTTCAACATTTGTGTGATGAAGGTGCGAAAGTTCTCCCAAAAGATAAACGCGCTGTAGCAATCCTACAAGCTATTGTTCAGGAATCTTTTACTTTAGGTATCAATGCATTACTTAATAAAAGATTAAGTGATCTTCCTGTTGGTTTAAGACCAATGAACAAATCGGGAAGACGGCATGAGATTGCATTTTGGTGCAGGGATGGTAAAATCTTTGATAAGGTAAGGGACTTAATTAATTTTGAAGGTGGATCAGGAAAAGGATTCTGGTCAGATGTTGATGGAAAACGAGTTAAACTACTTGATGACCATGATGAGAAGACAGCATAATAGTTGGAGTTACCATGACTATCAGAAATGATATAGAAAAATTGAAGTTTATGTTCGATGCTCTTGATATAGCGCAACCTGCTTTGAAAAAGGAAAAACCTCAAGATGATGAAGTTGCAACAGATGTTGGATTAGACGCTGTTGATTTTAATAAAAAGCCAGAACCAAATCATGGATTAGATACGGTTAAAGATAAAGAGTTGGAACAAATAGTTGACATAGTTTCACCACTGGCATTATACGTATGTAATGATTGTGCTAAAGTAGCAGAAGGTGAAAATCTTAAATGCTCACAGTGTGATTCTTTAGATATAGAAGTGATCACTGAATACGAGGGTGAAAAGGGACCGCTTCCTAAACGTACTCCAGAAGAAATTTTGCAAGCTGAGGAAGACGAGGAAATCAATCTACGTGATGATGCTTTACGTGATGAGAAATTAGCACGTAGAAGTCGCAAAGAATCTCGTGAATTATCTGTACCAGAAAAACATCAGTTGAAAATTGCTAAGAAAACTTTGCAAATGTCTGATGCTGGCGCTAATATTATGGGTGGCATGGATAAAAAAGAAGCTCGTGCTTTTTTGAAAAAGATCGGTTACTCTGATGATAAAATTGCTGGATTAGAAGAAGCTCTCTTGGAATTTGGGGATGACCCAAAATATAAATCTGTGGCTCGTGGTATGGACAAAGAGGAAGCTGAAAAGTATGCAAAGCAAAATGGTGGACAGGTAACAGTAGATGATGCAGAAGATAACAAAGATGAGTTCAATCCAAAGTTCATGGTTGTTAAGAAAGAAAATGAAGATTTTGAACATGGTAGACCGGATAAAGAATTGGACAACACTGGTTATGGTGATCACGCAGTAGCTTGCCCTGAGTGCAAAGAATTTAATGACCCAGATGAGGGTGAAGCAAACCCAAACAAAAGACAGTATACATGCAGTGAATGTGGTAAAAAGTATACATACGGTAACTGGAGTCCACAACGAGAAGCAAAGGTTTATGAACAATTAGCTGCTTATAGAAAAGCTCGTGATGAGGAAAAAGAATAATGTTCGGTGACTGTTTAGATAAATTGATGGAAGATGATTACGCCAAAAGAACAGATTTTGGTTCTGAACAAGCTGCGTTTATTGATGCTTTAGTAAGTGTGCAAAAAAGCATTAGCAAGCTCGAAGCAAAAATGAAACCTCTCAAAGCCAACAAGAGAACTTTGACACCTCAGATCATACAGATGTTGGTGGAACTTAATCAAAGTGGTATTCGAGTTGGTAAAATTCTGATGTTTCTTAGAGGTCCAGGAGTTAAAGACCCAACCGCTAAACAGATTGTTGCAAGGGCAAAAGAAACGTTAAGTAATCAGTTTGTTAAAAAGCTGGAAATTATGGTTATGGATTTGCAAACCGTTAAGTCTATAGAGCTTGTTACTAAAACAGAAAAACAACTACCCGAAGGATTTAGAGGCTTCATGGGTAAGTTGCGTTCTATGATATTTGGACTCAGTAGCAAGTTGAAAACAATAGAGCGTATGTTTGGTATGCAAACCAATGAATCTATTAAAGAGGCTGATGATACTTATCAACATACTGTTCCGGTAGAAGTGTATTTGAATAATTCGGTTGTAGGAAATTCTAAGGAAACAGTAAATTATAGAATGGAAATAGCTTATAGAAGTTGGGGAATAAAAGATATAGACGTATCTTTAATCAATGCTATAAGTGTTCCTGTTGGTGAATCCAATATTACGATTGATTTTGATCGCATTGATTGTCAAATAGAATGGGTTGCAGGTTCTGGCTATGCTCCAGAAAGTGTAGAGGTTGAGATTGATAAAAATGGTACTGTAACACAATGTGTAGTGGGATTTTATTACTATGACCCAACAAGATAACATAAAAGAATCTTCAATTGATTTTCCAAAGGATACACTTGATAAGTGTATATGGGATGAGACTGATGGTGAATATACGTTGCGTAAAGATGTTAAAAAACACATCCTGCAAGTACTTAATAGATACCCAGGTGCAAATTTAATACGTCTTGGAGCGATACATATTATTGGTTCAATATGTACTAACCAATATGCAGATGATGCTGACATTGATGTTCACTTGAATCCAACAGACACTTCAAGATTTACTGAGGATAATGTTTGGGCTTTGATGAGTTGGTTTAATGAAAAACGTGATGCTATTAACGGTTGGATAGGAGATCATCCTATAGAAGTTTATTTGCAATTAACTGATTCAGATATGCTTTCAGATGGTGTGTATGATATGTTAGAGGATAAGTGGCTTAAAGGTCCTACGATTGTTACTGCTGATTTTAATCCATATGAAAACTTCGCAGATATTGCTGATGAAATACGATCAAAGGTTCGCAATGCCGATGAATTGTTTGGAGAGTTAAAAAGAGATGTGATTGATTATGAAATAATAGCAAATGCTCTTGAACATATGAAATCAGAAGATAGAGCAAATTTGTTAAAATACCTTGTAGCAAAATTGCAAGAAATAGAAAAGGGTATTGAAGATTTATGTAAAGAGCGAGAAGACTGGGCGCTAATGCGTCAAGGTGCAACTAAGGATTTATCAGTAGAGCAAGCAGAAAAAGATATTGAGCTCGCTAAAGGTTGGAGAAATACAAATGCAATCTTTAAGTTTATTGCAAGATACAAGTACATAAAAGTAATTAAAAATCTGAAAGAATTGTTGGCGGATGATCAACTGAAACCAGATGAAATTGAAAAGGTTAAATCTATTATGGGAGTTAACGATGAGTGAATTTAGTAAATGCTATGACAATGTAAAGGGTGCAAACGATAAGTTCATCAAGAAAGTTCAGGAGGCTCAGGTTAAGGAAGATGAAGATAGAGCCGAGCTTGAAAAGTTTCGTGCTGCATCACAAGAAGAAGTTACGGAAGAAGAAAAAGTTGAAGAAGAGGAAGTCAAGGAAGAAGAAGTCGAAGAAGAAAAGGTTGACGAAGAAGAAACCGATGAGAAGAAAAGAAAAGTAGCCGGTGCTGCTATGGCATACGGTGTTGAAGACGACAAAAAGAAGAAGGACGACAAGAAAAAGGAATAACTCATGCTTGGACCTATTGATGATTTAAGAAAAGTTGATCTTGGTAGAATGGATGAAGGATTCTCTCGTCAGCATTTTGTAGCTATGGCTAAGAATATCAAAAGCGGTATTGAGCGCGCAGGCGCTGGTGATGCTGGTAGTACTATTGAAGCTTTTGAAGAATTAGCTAGTGATATTGCTAATACCTTTGCTGAAAGTAATCCTCGTTTTGATAGACAAAGATTTCTTGATGCTTGTGGAGTTCAGTATGGTAAATCAAAAGAAGAAGGTTTACCAACCAAACGTGAACAACCTAAAAAGCATCCTAGATACAATGTAGACATACCAAACAGAGGACATTATTCGGATGATGAAGAATAACCTATGTCAAGTATGATACCAAGACGTTCTATAGATGCATTGCGAAAGCAGGCCGATATTGCAATCGACCTCTTTGGTATGGAAACCACTTTGTTTATATTGATAAATTCGGAAGATGTTGAAGGCTTAGATATATATGCTCGTCCTACAGATATGGAGTACGAGAAATATACTACAAAAGTATTTATCAAATGGAATCCATCTATGTATCGTTTAAAGAAACTTGGATTATATGTTGAAGATGAATTAGCAATTCTTGTAAAATTGCCAAGACAAGCTACTAATGTAAGAACTCAAGAATTGGTCAATGTTGATATAATCACAGGTAGTTATTTTAGAGTTCCAATTGAATACGTTCCATCTAATTTTAATAAGTATTCGGAATTTGAACTTGTTGACATGGCAGTTGGGAAAATGCATGATGCAGCAATTTATGGATATTGGAAAGCTGTACCACGAAGAAAAGTAGAGCCAGATATAAGGGAGCATACATAATGAATAGAGTGAGTAAAATTGAAAATACTTCTGAAAATGATGTGAACATTGAATTAAAAGGTGGATTGAAAGTAACATTGAAACCACGAACTGCTCTACATAATGTAGAAATTACAAACATCGGCTGTATTAGAGGCAAAATTAAAGTGACAGAAGATTTGAGTGAAATCCAAATGCATGGGGGTAAAACGAGAATCGATGAACGTGCTACCTAAAAAAGGTAAGATGCAGCCAGGATGCAATCTTTTAGCTATGAGAATTGTTAAAGATTACACTGCATATTTGTTGTCAAAAACCACAGGAGTAGAATTGGAATCGTTAGTTGAATATCACATAAAAAAAGCAGTTGATGGTGAACCAACAGAGGAATTTATAAAAGAAGTGATGAATAAAGTATTTAAGATTTTGAGGTTAAGAAGTGGCAGCGCCAACAATAACAGTTAAAACAAGTTTTCTTCAAACAATTGACATTGGGCTTAGAGGTCTTTTGTTCACAAAGTTTCGTGACATACTTGACCTTGAGACAGTTAGAAAGGGTGTAATTTTATTCCCTAAAGAAATTGCGTTAAGAGAAATGGCTGAACGCAGAGGCCGAACAGAACTTGAGTTTATGAATGTATGGCGTACCTCTACCGCCCCCGATTGGAAAAGGATGGTAACGCCTGTTGCTCAACGAGGTCTGCTGATGGAGTATTTAGATGAATCGACAAAAACAGATATAGCACGCATAAAAGCTATGCCTGTACATTTAGAATATGATGTTTGGTTCTGGACTAAGTATGTTGATAGACTTAGTGAAATTGCTGAAAGATATTTATTTTGGCAGCAAGATGACCCGAATCTACATTTGGATTTTGATGTAAAATATGATTTGGTGGAACACTCATACCCAATTGGATTGGATATGCATTTTGGTCCATTAACTGATGAGTCAACAGTAGCAGAAAAATATGACAAAGGTACTATGTTTATTTTAAAAACACCGGTAACAATAGATGGTTACATATTTGTTGCTGATTCGGTTAAAACTGTTAAGAGAATTACACTGACAATGTATGATAAAGATAACCTTACCACAAGAGCAAATATCAATGAGGTTATAGTTGAAGATTCAAATCAAGATGTTGAGCTTGAAATAGCTCTAAGATTATTAACAATAGAACATGAATGTGAGTAAGGTAAAGGAGACAAGACTATGCTTTATATGTCACCTGGAGTTTACACGAGAGAAATTGATCTCTCTACAATAGTACCAGCAATATCAACCACAACTTCGGCTGCGGTTGGATATTCTGCAAAGGGTTCACTAGACATTACTCTAGTGACTAACCGACAACAATTTGTTCAAGAGTACGGCGAACCTACTCCAGGTAATTGGTTTCATTATACAGCTTTGGCATTTTTGGAACATGGTACGCAGTTGTATTGTCGCCGTGTAGAAAATGGCGCTTTGTACGGTGGTATGCATGTTGTTAAAACCGGTTCAGGTGATAATAACTCTGGTTTCAGTGTAGGTCAATTAACTCCAGCGTTTTATAACGATTCAAATGTTTCAGATGAATTATTCAGCATTGTTAATAAAGACCCAGGTGCATGGGGTAACAACATAAGCTGCATTATCAAAAACGTTAAAGATGGTGGTGAGTCTGAGATTACTGAACAGTATACCTTTGAAATCGATGTATATTACACAGATGTTGAAGGTACTACTTCAAAAGTAGAAACCTTTAAAGTATCTCGAAGACTTAATAAGATCGATGGATATGGCAAGCAGATGAATCTTGAAGAAAAGATTAATCGATACAGCAAGTATATCAAAGTTGCTGATAATACTGGGGAAGCCGAAACATTGCTTCCTAAAGAAAATGCAGTAGCAGTATCTTTCCAAGGTGGTTCCGATGGTTCCACTGTTACGACTTCTGACATCATCGGTGTTGAAGCTGCTGAGACAGGCTGGCAGGGATTTAGAAATACTGATAACACAGATATTCGTATTCTGATCGGTGGTGGATATGTTTCATCATTCTCAGATTCTGAAATAGCTACTATACAAACAGCTATAATTGCTGTAGCAGAAGCAAGAAAAGACTGTATTGCTGTGCTTGATGTTCCATATAGTGAACTGACTACAAACACTGAAATTTTAACATACAGAAATGTTACACTGAATGCTAACTCAAGTTATGCAGCTATCTATGCAGGACATGTGGTTATGAACGATGCATACAATGATAGAATTTTAGAAGTACCACCTTCCGGTTATGCTGCTGCTCAGTATGCTTACAACGATGCTGTTGGTGAAGTATGGATGGCTCCCGCTGGTGAAAATCGTGGTCGCCTAAATGTTCTTAGTATTTCAAGAGTGTTTAACCAAGGTGATAGAGACGCATTGTACGCTGCTGGTGTTAATCCAATGCAGGTATTCAGAGGCGGTGGAAATGTTATCTGGGGTCAAAAGACCCTGCAAGCCAAATCATCTGCACTTGATAGAGTCAATGTTAGACGTTTGCTTATAACAATGGAAAAGGCAATGAGTATTTCACTGAGAGGTTATTGCTTTGAGACTAACACGGATTTAACACGATTTAGAGTAAGCGGTATGCTTACTGAGTATTGTGATAAGCTTTCATCTCGTGGTGCTTTTCAAACTGAGTTAGGTGATAACGGATACTTAGTTGTTTGCGATGAGGATAACAATCAACCTGCAATTATAGATGACAACCAAATGAATGTTGATGTTTTCGTGAAGCCTGTGAGGTCTGCGGAAGCAATCCAGCTTACCGTTATTGCAACGAGAACTGGTGCATCATTTGAAGAATTAATGGCTCGTGGCGTACTTATGTAAGCAACAGCTTCTGATAAGGAGATATTAAAATGGTAGAAATGAGTGTTGACAGTCTAAGAAATAATCTTGGAAATCCAGCACGTACATACTTGTGGGAAGTTGTTGTGCCGAATCCTCTTGAGGGAAGTTCTGCGACTATTATGTATCGTGCTCAGAGTACTTCTGTACCTGAACGATCATTCGGTGAGATACTTGTTCCATACAAGCAATCTGCTGGAATCAAATTCCCAGGTAAAATCCATTATCCACAAAAATGGGATGTTACCTTTGTTGAAGGTGAAGATCGTCAGATGCTTGTAACGTTTTATGACTGGATGAATGATATAATCGATGATAGGTTTATGATCGGTAGAGTTGATTACAAAACTGACATATACCTGCATTTGTTAAACACAGACAGATCGGTTGCAAAACGAATCAAGTTGGTTGGATGTTATCCTGAAAGAATGGCAGACGTTCAACTTGGTATGGAACCAGAAGAAAAAGTAATGTTTACAGTTACTTTTAGTTATGACAGATGGGAATTGGTATAATAGATGTTCTCTGGAAGTTCATTAATTAGTGAATTGTCAAGTTTTCCACAAATAGCTGGTCTTCAAACCAGTTATAATTGGAACTTGATGTTACCCGATCTATACGGTATTCTTGTGTCGGGTGTGGTTGTTGGAAAATATTGTCAGGCGGTTAAATTCGGTCAGTACAATATAAGCAGCGTAGAAGAATTTCGCGTTGGTACTAAAAAAAGATTCTTTCCTGCTGAATGTAATATTGAGCCGGTTTCAATGAATTTTATGACAACCACACCAGACCTGGTTACTTGCTACTTTAGAAAATGGAGATCACTAATTATTGACGATCTTGGCAGATACAATCTTCCAAGTTTATACAAACAGACTGCATATATTATGTTTACTGCACAATCAGGTATGCCGGTGAATGTTGTGAAGTTGAAGGGTATTTTTCCACTCAGCGCTCCATCATTTGATTTGGGATATTCAACTGAAACACCGGTGGCTATTCCCATTGAGTTCAGAGTTGATTATGTAGATATTGGCCTAGACGAGCTATCCAAGTATTCAGCAATAGCAAGAATTGGGATGGGCGCACTAGGGTTGTAATGTTTTATTTTTAACAGGAGAGAAAGATGAGTGTTGAATATGTATCAATAAGCTTGCCTTCAAAATGCAAGCCTTATCCTAACGTAGAAGCTGGCAATGTCAAAGTAAGACCGTTCAAAGGTAAGGACGAACAGCTTATAGCTGAAATGGGTTCCGGTAATCCAAAGAAGAAGATTCTGGAAGTTCTAAGGAGTGTTGTTCAAGGGATCGATCCCATCGAGCTAACCGTTGGTGATGTATCATATATTATTCTTTGGGAAGCTATCAATTCCTATACTAACATGTATCCGTTAAGCTTGACATGTGAACATTGCTTACAGGAAATAAATGTTAGTGTTGATTTAAACAGAATTGATTCTAAAGAATTATCTGATGACTATAAGATTGAGTATATGGTTGATCTACCAACAAAGAAAGTTGGGTTGAGACTTCTAACTCTTGGCGATGAAATCAGAATGATGGGGTGGGTGCAGAATCACGAATCGGCATACCTGTATTCTTTTGCTTTATCTATGATAGATGAGTTGAATGAATATGCGCGTGTGCTTATTCTTGAGGAATTGCCAACTAAAGAGTTGGCTAAGATTCGTAACTACCATGCAAAGTTTGAACATGGTCCCGATTACCTTGCACCATATACATGCCCGAATTGTGAAGAGGAGGGAAAGGTAATAGTACCCTTTCGATTGGATGAGCTTATTCAGTCTAGTACCTAATCTTGAGCATCAGTATGAGAGACATTTTTACATTTCATATTATACAAGTACAAGTATGATCGAGTGTGGAGAACTTTCTTCACGAGAATTAGCTTATCAATATGGTAGACTGATTAAACAAAAGCAGGATGAAGAAGCAGCAGCTAAGAAGCAATCTGAGGGACAGGATTCGTGGCAAAAAACGTATTAGGAAATAAAGACGCTCAAAAAGCGTTGATCATACAAGAACGCCTTACACACGATTATAAACCGTTCTTTCAAAATCTTTTGAATACCTATGTCCAGGATGAAGATAGAGATAAGAAAACCGAACAGTATATAATCAATGCGCTTACAAAGACTAAACGTGCAATGGTTCTTATTGCACGAGTCTTTCTAGGCCAAGGTGTAACCGCTTCTACAGCTAAAGAGCTTGATCTTCTTAATGAGTTATTGCAGGATGTGGAAGATGCAAGAAAGTTTTGCATTAACACAATTCCAATACAAAAAGCGATGAAGCGTTCTGTTCAGCAAGCCTACGAAACTACTGATATTTCCCCAGAAGATTTGAGCATGTCGGTAAATTTAAACCGTCAGTCTAAGAAACAATATGCTCGATCAGTTAAACCTCGTGGTGGTGGTTTCGGTGGCGGATTCGGTGGGATTGCAAAAGAAGGTCTTAGTGCTTTTGGCATAAGTCCAAGCATGGTTGTTGGTTGGGGATTAATATCACAATTCCTTGGTCCTTTGTTAGGTCCTTTGTATCAGGCCTTACCTCTTGCGTATGCTGCCGGTACAATTGGATTTAAAGGAATACGTGGATTATACCGTGGTGGTAGAGCAATCGGTAGAAAAGTTACCGGTGCATTTGGACGTAGAGCAATCGGTAGACAACGTGCAACACCATCTGTGTTTAATACACCAATCATGCCAACTGCATCAGCTTTCGGAGCAGAACCAAGACAACCAAAGCCAGTACGTGAACCACCTGTACAACCGATGGGTCCTTTTGTTACTTCTAAAGGATATATGGCAGAGCCTGCAACTAATTATCGCGATCCTAGAACTGGTAGATTTGCCAGTTCCGGTGCTGCTGCTATTCCACATTTTAGAAGAAGACCATCGATTAAAGAACCTGGTAGTAGAGAGTTGCATTATGCAGCGCTGCCTACATTTTATTTCTTTAATAAGCTTGCATTCAGAGCTAAGTGGACTAAAGAAGTTTTGCATGAATTAAAAACAACTAATACAGCTTTGAAAAAAGGTGCTAGAAAAACTGCTGCTGGTGGAAAGCTTAGTATACTAGAACTTATTGGTGCTGGAACTGTTTTCCATACATTGGCAAAAGCTGCATTAATACTTGCTACTAAACTTTTGATTTTTGCAGGTGTTATAGGACTTGCAACTGTAGTTTTTACTAAGTTGTATGATTTGACTAAGGAATTAAAGAGAGCAAAACAAGTAGAACACAGAGTAAAAACAGAAGCAGCAATTAGAAAAAGACCTATGTATGGTAAAATGCGTAGTCAGATTTATAGACAAATATCTGAAATGGATACTGATGATATAAGGAAAGCTACGCTTAGGGCTGAGGCAGATAAGGTTCTTAAAAAAATTCAAATCAGAGAAGAATTTGAACGTATCGAATCTATGCCTACCATATGGTTTGGTCCTGATAGAAGTAAAAAACAAGAAGCTCGTAGACGGTTTAGAGAAAGAGTTGGACAATCTGGATTCATGGGTTGGTTCAAATCTCTTAACATGCTTCGCCGTAAAGAAGGTTATTATAAAGACAAGTTTGCAGAAATGCAAACCGATATATTATCTTCACCACAGATAGGACATATGTATCCAAGGCCTCCTGTAAAAACAGAAGTAATGCCTGAAACATATGAACGTTTACAAGAAGCATTGTATCCAAAAGGACCTGCACCTGCTAAGGATGAATCAATGGGTATTCTTAAAACTCTTCTTGAAAGAGCAAAAAAATCTGATGAAACATTGGCAGAATTACTTACAAAAGTAGTAGAGAATGAAGAAGAAATAGCTAAGGAAGCAAAGAAACAAACAGCAGCTTTAGAACGTGGAGGAACTGGCGAAGATAGTATGTCAGGACCTTTTGATTCTGCTGGTGCAGCATTAAATGAAATGAATTACAATGGTGCAGATTCTAGGATGGAGGATTAAATGGCTGATCAAGGAAATTGGTTTTCACAACAAGGTGGTGCTTTAAAGGATTGGGGAAGTGATACTGCTGCTCAGGCTTTTGCTAAAGGCAAGGCTATGTATAAAGATAGTAAAACTAAATACATTTCCAAACATTATAGTGTAACCGAAGACCCATATGGTGGCCCGATTGGATATCTGAAAGAAGATGTTGGTGAAGAATACGTAATTACGATTCACGATGATTCACCACAATTGTATCAGGGTGGGGGTGTACGCACAAGTACAAAAAAGCGTAGAGAAATATTTATAAGAACACTGATACAAGAGAAATTTGAGATGGGTACTAAGTCTGAGTGGAGACCCATGACAGCAGCAACATTGCTTACTAGACTTGGTATTGAACCAACAGCTTGGTTTGGTAGAACGCCTCTTAACAGATGGGTAACTCGTAGAGTGTGGACTGGAACTACGCCATTACAATTTTCATTAAATTTAAAATTCGTTGCAGAGGATGATCCTGAAAGAGAAGTTTTATTACCTTGTCAAGAGTTGCAAAGAATGTGTCTCCCATACAGAGGTGAAAAGATAAAAGGTGATTGGTTCTTGTCACCTCCTGGACCTTCAATGATTCAGTGGTGGACTCCAGAGGGTGGAGGCAGAGGTGAAATTATAACAATAACAATAGGCGCATTGTTGCAGATTAAAAAATGTGTTGTACATGACGTTAAGGTAGTATATCCACCAGCATTTCTTGTAGGTGGATTGCCTACGTATGCAAACGTAAATATAACTTTTGAAACATATGAAATTCAAACGAAAGAGTCGTTAAACACAGAAGTTTATCTAAAGGGTGGTAGACCAGAGATGGCTTCGATTGATAGTCCGAGACCATCATCGTCTCCAATAACAAGTCCATCATGTGCAAGTGGTGTATGTAGGGTGAACTAATGAATAGAACAAAATTTTATGCAAAAGTTATTGTGAATGGAGTTGAGGAATTAGATTTTCTGAATCACACACTTTCCTCTATTGAACTTAAACATGATAATTATAAATACATGACAAACCAAAGTGAAGTAGCACGCCCAGATAACATAAGTTGGGAAAACTTTGATACACCTTATTGGTGGTGGCTTGTATGTTTGGTTAATGGGATTGAAAACCCCCTGACAGATATAACTGTTGGAATGAAAATTACAATACCTAATAAGTTGGATGTAAATGCCTTCCAGAGAAAATATAAATTGCGTTAAAACGAGTGACCAAAGACATGGTTCATTCTTTCTTCAACTTGAGTTCAAGAAAGATAGAGATTCTACAGCCGTAGAACCACTTGATATAGAGCCTCAACACATTAAAAGGTTCACAATAACGTTGGATATAAACAGATTGTTACCATCGTTTAAATTTGTTGGTGATGACGCTGCTGGTGTGCTTACACATATATTGCCATTTGATCACAACCAAAGCAAATTCCATGTTCAACTAGGTAGTTTTCGTTCTGACATTGATGAAACAACGTTATTTAGTTTTGATATATACAGACGATTTCCAACATCCAACTTCATATATGACATCGAGGGAATGCTTGATGTTAAAAATTTGTTTTCTCCTGGTCACATGAGAGCTTTCAATGGTGATGGAACTATAAAATCTGCTATTGAAACTATTGGCGCAGAACTTGGAGTACACGAAACAGAAATTAGTTCAACCTTAGATTATGAGAAGACTATTCTACAGCCTGGCTGGTCAAATGCAAAGATGTTAACGTATTTAAAAAAGAATGTGATAGGTTCTGGCAAAGAAGCTGCATTTTATTGCTTCATCAAATGCGTTGGCAACAAAAATATTTTAGTCTTCAAGCCTATAAAAGAATTGGTGGCTGGTCCTGTTAAGTATAGATTTACATTAACACCAGAGGTAGTAAAAGATAAAACATCCGGTGAAGAATTTTGGCCGGTGTTGAAATACAGATTTTTTGATAATTATAAATATCTTGGTATAACGGGAACCAGAAGACAAGAAAGTGGTTACTTTGATTATGCCAATTCACAATATGTTAAGCAAGCTTTTGATGTAGATCAAAATGAAAATGAGTTGTTTGATTATCATTCATTTACTAAATATCATTCAATTGATAATGATGATCGGGCAGAAGATAATATAGGTTTGGGTAACTTAGGCAGTAACAACGAATTTACAACGAATTTTGAAGGCAGAACACTTAATAAGTTTCATAAAAATATAACAAATTTATCTAAATTATGGATTGATGTGATTGGTCTTGAAGACGTTTATCCTGGTGATATGGTTAAAGTATATTACCTTGAGCAGACACCACCAGTTGCATACCAACATACAGGATATTGGATGATTGAAAGAGTAGTGCATGTTATTGGAAGTGCATTTGTAACTAGACTGTTGCTTACAAGAAATGGTTCCGATCCGGGACTAGAAAGCAATTTGATTAAGGCTAAGTTTGACAGAGGTAAGACCTAATGGATGATCATAAATTTTTAGGTAACTATAAAGCAAAGGTTCTTGCTACAGATGCTGAGGAAGAATTGAAACTTGGTAGAATCAAAGTTGAAGTTTATCCAATGCTTATAGGTAAAGTTACAGCTATTCGTTTAAACAAAACTGATAAAATAGATGTTGAGGGAATTGAGATCGCAGATTTGCCTTGGTGTAAACCAGCATGTCCTTTATCAATAGGTTCAGGTGATGGTATAGGTTCATTTGCAGTTCCTGATGTTGGTACATTTGTATACGTATTTTTTGAAGCTGGTGATATATACCAGCCGGTTTATTTTGCAGAAGCGCCCACTGCAACTTTAGGATTACCGGCAGCAAGACTTACTAATTATCCAGAGCGGAGAGTTATAAAATTTAAGAAAATTGAAATCATTGTTGATGACGAAGCTGGAACTGTTAAGATAACTACTGATAATGATGTAAATATAATAGCTGGTGATGATGTGAATATAACCGCATCTGGGCATGTCAGTGTGAATGCAACCGGCAATGTTAATATAGATGCTGGTGGAACTGTTGATATAGATGGCGGAAGTATTGAGTTGAATTAATGGCAAGTATGAAAATAGCATGTTTAGGTGATGAATCAGATCATGGTGGCGTTGTTACAAGCTCAAATGCTGATGGAACTTTGACAGCCGGTGGTGATGTTGTGGCTGTAGATGGAGCAGATCATACCTGTCCTATCCCTGATCACAATGTAACACCGATTACAGCTATAACAACTAAGACTTACCATAACGGAAAGTTAATTTTAACAGAGGATGCAGTCGCAGGCTGCGGTGCTAAACTAACACCACCAGATAGAAACGTTTACGTGGAGTAATATAATGTCTTATCCAGAAATTTGGTCAGATATACATCATAATATTGATATTGATGCGCAGGGTGCAATCAGGAAAGTCATAAATATTGAGGCTGTTAAAACCTCTATTGATAATATATTAAAGACAAGACCTGGAGAACGGGTTATGCTTCCAACATTTGCTGGCGGTATCCAAGACCTTGTGTTTGAACCAACAAAACCTTTTGTTTATGACCGCATTGCAGATAGAATAAAAAGCGCTATAAACATATGGGATGATAGAATCCTTATTGAAACAATTAATTTTGAAATTGATGCAGATAATAGTGTAGTTGCTATTCTTTTTAAATTTTCAATAAAGGGTTATGCTAATATTTTTGAACATTCAGTTAATCTTACAGGAGTATAATTGTGGCGCATAGCACAAATCCACTTTCATATACAAACTACGACTTTGATGCTTTAAAGACGGAGTTGATAAATAGACTTAAAGTTACCGATGCTTGGAAAGATACATATGAATCCGGTACTGGTACGATGATCATCGAATTTTATGCGTACATTGGTGAGTTGTTACTGTACTATCTTGAGAGAAGGGCAGAAGAAAGTTATCTAGCTACCGCTCAGAATAAATCAAGCGTTCTCAACATCATCAAGCTTATTCGATATTCACCAAAACGTAAAGTATCTGCGGTTGGTTCATTAAGAATAACACTTAGTGAGGCATCAAGCGCAATTGTATATGTTCCAAAATACACAGTGTGTCAAACAGCCAGTGGTATAAATTATATGATCAATAGAGATGTGTCGATCATATCACCAAACCTATCTGTTGTTGCTGAGGGCATACAGGGTGTTAAAATTGATTCACAATACACAGGTGATGGTTCGATATCACAATCTTTTGCAGTAAATGATACATCTGTTGAAAATACAAATTACACTGTTCTTGTTGAAGGTGAAGAATGGACTGAGGTATCCACATTCATTTCTTCTGTAGGTACATCAAAGCATTATAGAGTTGAACATGAAATTGATGATACTCTAACATTCCATTTCGGAGATAATGTTAGAGGGTTAGCACCAGCTTATGCCGACACCATTATATTTAGATATGTTCGATCTGATGGTTTGGCTGGAAATGTATATCAGCAAGATAAGATCGTAACACTTGTGGATGCTATTTATGATGAAGATAGCGTTGAGGTTGATGCAACTATAACCAATACTACAACATTTACAGCCGGTGATGATGCAGAGGATATCGAGGAAATACGATCAGAAGCACCACAGGTTTTCCAGACTGGAGACAGGGCTGTTACAAGAGCAGATTTCAGAGCTATTTTAACAAACTACCCATCAATTGCTGATGCTAATGCATGGGGTGAGAATGAAGAAAGCCCACCAAACTACAATATGTTTAACACAGCTAAGTTGTGTATTGTGTTAGAAGATTGGCAGCATCCAACAGATTCATTTAAAACCACATTAGGTATATATCTGTATTTGCTTTCAGTATTAACAATTAAATATGAATATCAAGAAGCAACATTTATTGAGGTTGTGCCAACTCTTGACGTGCTCGTAAACTTAAATTATTCATTAAGTGCTGTACAAGCAGAAATAGCAACCACACTTGCAGAACAGTTTACTTTAGGCACTACATCAAAATTGGGAATCTCTCAAAATTATTCTAATGTGGTTCATTCGATAGATGAACTTGCTGGTGTAAACCATCATCATTTGGAACTTCAAATACGTAAAAATTTGACAGCCGGTGGTGGTTATGATTGGACTGGTGTTTTAGATGCTGTGCATATTAAACGAGGTAGTGTTTATGTTTATGCACAATCAGGTGGTGGTACAGATCATATTATGGCATACGATGATGAAGCAGGAAACTTTACAGATGCAAGCTCATCATATACAGTCACTGGTGATGTAGATTATGATACGGGTGTTATAGGTATTGATTTTGATCCCGATACAGATATAAGTGGTGTTTATGCCAGATATCAACAAAATTCACTTGGTGATGTTGATGTTTTAGAAAATCAAATTTGTAAATTGTATGAAGTTGATGTAACCGCAATTGGTTATGTAGAGGAATAATATGAGTGGTAACTTAAATCTTGATTTGTTAATACCAGAGAAATTTCAAAAAGAAAATTTCCCTGTGCTTCCGGTATTGCTTGAAGAACTTGATGAGTTGGTATATGGTTGGGTGCAAGAAATACAAGGTCTTGCAGATTTGATCAATCCCGAAACCGTATCAAATGATTATATGCAATATCTTGCTGGCTTGCTTGGCGCTGTGTTATCTCCACAAGATACAGCTACAGAAGCGCAGCGTAGAAGTGAACTGCGCCAAGTTGTTGACTGGATTAAAATGAAGGGAACATACGCTTCGGTTCAAGTTATTGAAAACATGTTAAATACAAACTTTGAGTTTAAAGAAATGTATACAAATAACTATGTTGATTTTGTACTTACTGATTGGTTCGTAGCTTTAAATCCAGGAGACAACCCACCAGGATTAGATGGTTCCTATTACAATAGTCCACACTTTGGTTACATGATTAAACTTAATGTTAAACATGCAGCAAGTGGTATCTGGACTAATGATTATTTATATATACCGGATTGGTTCCTTGATATCGATAAATACGTAGAGCGCACGCGCCCGATCCATACCGTACCGCATTACTATGTATTGCTTGAACCTGTAACTAATGATGATGGCGCAGTTATGACTATGGAAGGTGATATACACACCCAATGCAAAGGTTTGTGGCCTCAAACAAAATTGTATTTTGATGACTCAAATCAGTTTGATGATAGTGAAAATTGGGATGTGCATGACGATTCATTTTATGAAAGCATAACTAAATGGATAATTGGTACAGGCAGTAAAGGTGCAAGTCCAGACGATGGAGGTTGGACTGATCTTGAGACTCCGGTATCAAATGGAACAATTGATATTAGAAGTATTGGCAAAGATAAAGTTGTGTGGGAATTTATTATCCCAAAACAAAATCAACTAGGAATTTCAGAACTTGGCTTGTATTCAGAAGGACCAGATACTATCAGGGTAGCCAGTTTATTCCCTGATGTAAATCTTGCTGGAAATGTTGATGTACGTGTCACTGTTACTGTAAATAGAGTATTTTAATAAGGAGAGTAGATTATGCCAGCCGATGTTGGAAATCAAGAAGTCACAATTAAATTTTATGACGCAGTAGATTCATTTGAGTCTAATGAGCGGTTCAGGGATATACGTCCAACAGGTATATACAAGGGTGGTTATTTAACGAAAACTAATGATACCACAATAACTGTATCACCTGCTGTAGCTGAAATACGAAGTAAAATAACAAGCCCTTACTATCAGGTCAAGGTTGAAACCACTACTACAGTAACTGGTATTACTGTTGGTTCGGGTACTCCCTACGTAGTGCTTCGATGGTCATATACAGAAGTTGCAGCAGATGACTTTATGGAAGTACTTGGTGTAGCTTCACCAGACACCTTTGATATTGTTGTAGGAAAGTGTAATTACTCCGGCGCAACGTTAACTGGGTTTGATTATGCTGAACGTACTAATCCACATATGATGGATTTATTTTTAAAGATTGAACCAGAAGAAACACCGTCTATGTATGTGCGAATACGTGGTGGTAGAATCCAATTAAATGATCAAACTGTTCAAATAACTGATCAATTGAGTGGTGCATTTTCTGCCCCCGGAGGTGGTGATACAGTTGGTGCTGTCTATGTTGATAGCGATGGTGCGATACAAGTGTCATCAGACTTTACACAAACAGGTGAACTCGTGTTAGCTGAGATTGCATTGACAAATGGACAGACAGAGATTACGGTAGATGAGATTTCAGATGTTCGATCATTCTTGACACCTGCTATTATTCCTGATGATACTACTATACGGTTTAATTCGTCAACTGGTAAGTTGGAACAGGTTCCTCACACTCATGCACAATTGCATGATCAGGCACATGGACATGATCAGTTGCATGATTCAACACATATCCACGGTGACTTGCATAGCCAATCTCATACACATGCACTGACTGCTCGATATTTGCACGCTTACAATGATCAGATTCAATGTGTTGAACAGTCAACTTGGACTAAGCTTACATTTGCAGTTACTTCAAAGAATTCAGGTATAACATTCTCAAGCAGTCAAATAACGTTGTCTGCCGGTAAAGCATATAACATAAGTTATGTTGCACAGTTTGAGTCAACTAATTCTAAATCACCTAGAGCAAGATCAAGACTCAAGGTGGTATCCGGTGATACAAGCTGGGACTTGGAAGAGAATACGTTTGTATTGCAAGAAGCTGGTTTAGGTATATATGAAGGAGAAGATGTAGCAAACTCATGGTCTGGTTGGATTATACCTAACCAAGCAACGGTTATTAGACTTGAAGCAATCACAAGAGACCCAGAAGATATGGACAACTGGGGTGAATGCAGATATGCTCATATCAATGTGTTCCAAAGTGAAGTTGGTGGAGTCGCTTAATGAGATTCAACAATCAGTACCTACATGAAATTGTAGCGCCAAATCTCCTTGAGAATAGAGCCTGTTATATCATTGGTGGTGGGCCGTCATTAATAAACTTCTCACCATCAAGATTGGCCGGTAAATATGTTCTCGGTGTTAACAAAGCATTTGCAAAATTCAATCCGCAAATGAATTGGTCAAACGATAAGATTTTTGACGATATGATGATCACACCACCTGATGATGACGTAGAATTAAAGCAAATGAGTTATGTATGGAAACATGGTTATAATGGTTTAAAAGTTTTTCGTGAACAAATAGATCGAAAGAATTATAGGAACGGTGAGTGTCTAGTAAAGATGCTCATCGAACCAACTGTTAGTTTTGATATAAGTCAAGGTATTTATTGTGGTGGTAATTCTGGCTTTGGCGCAATGATGTTAGCTGTTGCACTTCGAGCTAATCCAATATACCTTCTTGGATTTGACCTTAAAGTAAATGTACAAGAGGATAGAACGCACTGGCACAATGGTTATCCTGGGCAAACTCCACGATTACTACTTAGAAAAATGCAAGGATTTAAAGAACCGTTTGAGTTGCTTGCACCGAAGTTGGCTGATCTTGGAATCAAGATAATAAACTTAGGACCAGACAGTGATTTGAAGTGTTTTCCCGAACAAAATGTGGAAGATATATTACATAAATAATAGAAGTGTTTGACATTTCAACTGGAGAGAGTAGTCATGTCTAAAAGTAAAAAAGTATTTGTCATCGGTGGTGGTCCATCTTTAGTTGGCTTTGATTTTGAGAAGCTACGAGACAAAGATACCATTGTTGTCAATCACGCAATATTCGATGTACCTGAACCAAACTATTTTGTGACTATGGATTATCTATGGTTAAACAAATCAGGTATCCAACCTAAAACAGGAGACTTCGATTTCAATCGTAGAGACCTGTTCCTAAACACCACAGCAGAAAAGTATTTTATACTCGGATTCAGTCCTCCACGTCTTGAACATCGTGGGGTAATGATGTATTATGACATTGAATGGGAACAAGTATATGATCTAAGGCTGTTCGACCATGCAATCATAGCATCCAAATATGGTGGTATGGGTACTATTATGGAGGATTTCCGATGTGCAAGTGATAGTGGTTATTCAGCTTTGCAATTGGCCGTGATCCTTGGATACGAGGAAATATATCTACTTGGTATGGATTATACAGTCAGCAACAACATAACACATTACAAAGAAGAATGTAACAGGAACAATGCTCAATACTATCTATTACAGAAATTGAATCTGTTCTTAGATGCATATCCACAAGCCTTTGTAGACATTGAACAGAAAACAAGGTGTCAGGTAACTATTTGTTCTGACATAAGCCGTTTACGTGCATATCGTCCTTATTTATCCACTGAGGAGGCTCTGAGCAATGCGTAGAGTGTCAATTGTTATGACGTACCATAACCGGCAGCAACAGTTATTTTTAACTCTCAAGTCTATACAGAGGCAGTATGACGATGACATTGAGATCATAATAATCGATGATGCGAGTGATAATGAATGTACAATGGCAAAACCCGTAGCTGATCAGTTCCATGATATGGATATTAAAGTAACACATATCCCATCAGAGAACAAATGGTGGACTAACCCATCTGTACCTTATAACATGGGATTCAAACAAGCTACTGGAGAGATAATTGTTATAACCAATTCTGAAGGTTTTCACATTGGAAACACCATAGAATACATAAGAAGCAGACTAAATAGTAGGAACTATTTATCATTCTCGGCGTATACGACATTACAGCAAAATCATAATGAACTGACTGCTATTACAGGGTGTAAAGCATCAGCGCTGGATAGTACCATGCTGAATCTACTTAAACCGATGCAGCCAAAGCAATGGTATAACCATCCAATGCTGCGTCCTACAGGATATCATTTCCTGTCAGCTATCACCAAAGAGAACTTAGATCAAATAGGTGGATTCAATGAAATATTTGCCAGTGGTTATTGTTTTGATGATGATGAGTTTGTGTGGCGCATTCGTGAAGCAGGAATATATATTGATATTATAGACCCAACAATGTTTATGGTTGTCCATCAATGGCATTCAAAGAATCCTGCTATGCGTGGTGGCTGTCCTTTATGGGAAAAGAATAGACAGATATGGATTAGTATCACAGGAGGTAAACGATTAGATGATAGATTACCGGAGGCACGAAATTAAATGAAGAAGATTCCTAAAATCGCTTACTTCTATTGGGGAGCAAAGGTACTTCCGTACTTGAGGTACATGACCTTATACTCCTTTAAGAAGTTTAACCCTGATTGGAACGTAGTATTATTTCGGCCTGTATGTCTAACAGAGGGTGTAACCTGGCATTCCCACGAGAACGAAGAGCCTATTGATACTGAGGATTATACAGATCGTTTACCCGATCTTGATATCCAAGTGCGCTTATTCGATATGGATACAATCAATTACTCCAATGGTCTACCGGAAGTCCTAAAATCCGATCTGCTTCGTCTCTATCTCCTTTCGACCACTGGTGGTCTTTGGAGCGACATAGACATACTATACTTTAGACCAATAGCTCATACACTTAAAGACACCTGCAAGCAAGCATATTTCTGTTATAGGCGTGGTGGAGTCACACAAGATGACACGCCAAAGAATGGTCCCCTGTATCATAGCATCGGATTCCTTGCAGCAGAACCGGAATGTACTTTTTTCAACCGGCTCTTGCTAAACGCAAGAGCCATGTTAAACAGCGGTGAATACCAGTCTGTAGGAAGTCCTTACTATGGTATGTTTATAAATATACAGAATCCAAATATTTTTAACATAGATATTAACATGGTGTATCCAAGTAGAGCGCCAGAAAGCATGTTTAAATCACCCTTCGGTTGTCACATATATGAAATAAGAGATTTAACAATAGGCTGGCACTGGTATGGAGGACATCCAACAGCAGGTCAGTACCAAAATCTGATGACCGAAAGCACATACAAAAATTACGATAACATCATATCACATATCATAGGAAAGATAAATAGTGGTGAGCAAATCTAATGCTTGAGGTGGAGGTTAAAAAGAATTTTGAATGGGATTGTACAGAGAACAAGCTTACAATTTTTGTACCTTGCTATAAAAACATAGACACTGTACGATTCACAATCGAACACATTTCAACAATTCTTGAACCTTGGGATTATACCATCATAATAGGCAATGATGGATTCCATCACCATTGGGGTGATCTATCTGAGGCATTGATTCATAGAGATCATCCTGTACCTGTAAAATACTTTAGCTTATTGCACACTGAACAGCAACCACGAAATAGTTGCTTTATACGAAATTATGCTATGAAACGTTGCATGTCTGAATACTTTATGCAAAAAGATTGTTCAGTAGTTCTTGAGGGTGATTTTCCACTGTATGCTATAAGAACTTGTGAGAAAGGATATTTCTGGCGAGCAGGTAATATAACTGTGGTTAGTAAAGAAGATACTTATAAATGTGTGGAAAACAATGATTTGCTTGATTTAGGCACAAGTCTTTATCATCGGGTAGAACCTGTCAAAGCTACAAGTGTTGAAGAACTTAAAAACCATTTAATAATAAGGCATGGTCAAGTAAATTTTTCAACATATTTTCAGTATGCTTTTTGTGCTCCAACACAGTTTTTAAAAGGCATACATGGATATGATGAAGATTACAGATGGTACGGGTATGAGGATACCGATATGTTTTGTAGACTCACAGCACTTGGTAAAATAATTAAACCGGATTATGATACGTATGCTCATCATCTTTGGCATCCGAGTACTGTGAATGAAGAACAACTTATACCAATGAGAGAATTGTTTAGATCAAAAAATCCTGAGCAAACTCTTAGAAATCCAGAGGGTTGGGGTAGAGGAAAATAAATGGCTGATATACTTGAAGTAAAACAAAATTTCAATTGGGAAGATACAAAACGCAAGTTGATGTTGTTCATTCCATGCTACGGTAATAAAGAATTGGTTGAATATGCTATAAGCAAACTTAGCCATGAAGATATAGGTACAGGCACTTTCACTATTGTAATTGGAAACGATGGTACACATATTGATTGGTCTCATTTAAACACAGGTCCTTTGCATATTTACTATTTCACATTATTACATAATGCAGAGCAGCCTAGAAACGGTGCATTCATTCGCAACTATGCATTAAAACATTGTCAAGCAGAACTCTTTATGCAAAAGGATGGTGAGGTTGTGCTTGAGGGTAATTGCATATTCAATGCTTACAAGACTCTTGAACGAGGATTTTTATGGAGGCCAGGAAATGTATATGTTCTTGATGAAAGAAACTCTAATAAATACATGGAGCAGCACTCAGTAAATAATATAGATTTTATTATTCAAAAACGAATAGAACCAGTTAGCCCTATAGATGTTTTAACTACTAAAGAACATATTATTGCAGTGGATGGTGATATTAACTTTACATCCTTTTTCCACTATGCATATTGTGCTAAGACAGCAGATTTGCGAGCAATACATGGATACGATGAAGATTATAAATTTTATGGTTTTGAAGACACCGATATGTTTTGTAGACTAACGGCTACGAATAAAATATTTAAGGTTGATTACAAAAGTAGTGCTATACATTTGTATCATCCTAGCACTGTAAACAGAGAACAAATTATGACAATGGGTAAATTATTTCAACGTAAAAATCCTTTGAGTGTGGTAAGAAATGATGAAAACTGGGGAGAGGGTGTATGATAGATGTAAATGAAAATGAATTTTTCAGATTGGTTAGAGAACATCCAACAGTATCATTCAATGCCGATTCCTGGACAAAAGAAATTTACCCAGATCGAACAGAGGAACAAAAAGTTTTAGTTGCGATGGAACCTTATAATGGTATGCCACACAATTGGGATGCTGAGAAGATAAAAAACTTTAAAACCTACGTGTGTTGGAACAGCAAGTTTTTAAATAGCCTAGCAACTGACCCTGCCATAGTTAAGTCTGGTACAGAGTTAGTGTATCTCAGAGGAAATGTGTTCTGCAATCATTATAATGAATTGGCTTCTTGGCCTGATTATGATTCTCGAATAAAAGGTATTTGCGCATTAAATAAACTGTATGACACCGGACATAAGGATTGTGGTGATATCATAATGGAACGTGAACCAATGATGCAGGCTGTTGACTTATCAACTGATTTACGTGCTGATGTTTATGCTCCCACACCTTGGGGTGGTGATCTATATCAAGGTCCTGATGGTTCACCTATACATCACAGTCATATAAAACAACTGGAATTGATTTCAAACTATCGATTTATGTTAGCATTTGAATGTATATACCACCCGATCTGGTCCTACGATTTTGTAACAGAACGAATATTTAATGCTTTCAAATGTAAAACTGTTCCTGTGTATTGGGGCGGTTGGAACATAGAACAGTTTATACCAGCAAATATTTTTATTGACATGCGTAAATTTGCAGATTTCTATGATGTAAGTAAGTATATGGAAAATATGTCTAAAGCCCAATGGGAAGATATGACTCAGAAAGCATATATTTGGGGTTTAAAAAATGATACGGGTAGTATGAAACATTTTGAAAATTTGATAGAGAGATATGAGTAACATGAGTATTTCCTGCTTAATGATTACAACCGATAAACCTGAACGACTAGATATGACATTGAAAGCCATGCATTCAATTGATAGAAATTCACAATCTTATTTTAAAGAGAAAGTGTTATCAATTGACGAGCTTGGCTTAGATAACGAATATACCTTGGGACTGTTACGGCAAGCAGTCACGTCTATGGGCTGGATAGCGGTATCCGGCCCATGTTCTGGTCAACGAGGCATGGTTAATAATATGCTGAGAGGACTTCCTCTCATTACAAGTGATCTGTTGTTCTATTGTGAGGATCATGTTATTTATGAAAAGATACCATCAGAAGATGTTATAAACAGTATCTTTAATAGAAAAGCTCAAGTAAGATGGATAAATCTTAATACTCATATTGTTGAAGATAATTTGATCGATAAAATGGTGAATCCTAATGTGGAAGAAATTCTAAGGAAAGAACAAGAGTGTTTAAAATATATTCGTACTGACAGTAATTACTTGAGTTATGGTTCAGATTGTTTTTTACTAAAATCAGAGGAATTGGCCGATGATTATTTTTTGAATTTTCCTGCGATAATAACAACAACTAAAATATTTAGCATACTTCTTACTGCCGGTTGTCAAAATTACCATGATGTTGGAATTGAAATTGGGTTTACAAAAGCATGGTTTGATTGCAGATTTCCAGCTAAGTTTAAGGTAGCTATTTATGTTAAACCAGAAGCAAGAGTTACTAAGCCATTAACCTTTGATGAATTACATTATTATGCTTGGATGCGATTTAGAAATAATGATTTAAGTAAGTTGCATGATTCAATAGCTCAACACGATCATACACCAGATAACCCAAAACAAAGAAATGCTTTCTTTTAGGAGAAACGATAATGCCTTGTGATAGAAGTACCCCACGATGTGCAGGCAAACATGACTGCTGTCATAAAATTCTCTTAGAGATTCTTGATTTTACAGTAGAAAAACTTAATTCAAAGAATATTCCATATTGGTTAACATACGGAACATTACTTGGTGCTGTTCGAGAACACAAAATGATACCGTGGGATGAGGATATTGATATCGGTATTTTGATAAACGATTTACCATCGCTGTTATTATTAAGTCAAAAGTTTCAAAGGGCTGGTTATGGTTGGGGTGTCGGTACTAATGCTAATTATATAGTTGGTAAGATAAACATCTATACATCCTTAATAAACGTTTTACATCTTGACGTATCAGTGTATGCCAATGTTATGGAAGGTAATGAACGATATGTTGAAGGTGTTATGTGGCCAGGCTGTAGAACTCCACTTGATAATGTTCTACCTAAAAACTTAATTGATATTGAATTTGAAGGCCGAACAGTCAAAGCACCATCAAATCCAGGGAATTTACTTGAAAATTTTTATGGTCCTGACTGGCGAACACCAAAAGTAAAATCGTGGATTAAAAAAAGAATTAAAGAAGATGAATGCCGAGACCCAGAACTGCTCAAGATCATGGAGAACGCAGGCTGGTATGATTGGGAGCCAGGAAGGAGACTGGAAAAAAGGAGAAATAAGTAATGTTTGCAAACAGACGAGTAGTGTATTGTGCTGGTACGTGGGACTTGTTTCACATAGGCCACTTAGAAATGATTAAAAAGGCAAGGCAACTTGCTGATGATGGAATTTTAATAATAGGTGTGTCAACAGACAAACTTGTTGAGAAGTACAAAGGGGTAAAACCATTCGTTCCTTATGGAGAACGTTTGAAAATAATACAAGCTTTGAAGTATCCTGACTTAGTTGTTCAGCAGTTAAAGCAATTTGATGTTGATCGTATGCAAGAATTATTTGTTGATGAGGTTGTTCTTGGAAATGATTGGCTTGTGAAAATGTCTCCAGAGTTACAAAAGTTAATAAACCATGTACATGTATGTTTTAAACCACTTACAGAGGGTGTATCAACCAGTGACATCAAATACAGATTGAAGGAATTACAATGAAAACAGTGATGACTATAACAGGCATCAGACCGGACTTCATCAGGATGAGTGAAGTGTTTAAACAATTGGATGCTAATTTTAACCATATACTTGTTCATAGTGGTCAACACTATGATCGCATGATGTCAGATGTATTCTTTGATGAATTAGAAATACGTGAGCCTGATTACAATTTACATATTGGAGGTCCGGGCATTGAACACTATAGACAAACAGGAAGACTAAGCGGTAAGATAATTGAATTGCTTAGAAAAGAAAAAATACATCCAGATATTATTCTGTTCCTTGGTGATTCAAACTCAGTACTATGCGCAGTACCTTTAGCAAAAGAAGGATACCAGATCGGACACATCGAGGCAGGTATGAGAAGTTATGATCGAAGAATGCTTGAGGAAATAAACAGAGTTGTTTGTGATCATGTAAGCAATCATTTGTTTGTATATCACGAAGAATATGAAGCGCAAGCATTAGCAGAGGGAATACCTGCTGAGAGTATTCATGTAGTTGGCAATACAATTGTGGAACCTTGTCTTAATGCATCTTATCCTTGGCTTTTTGTCGATGACAAAGCAGACGATCAAATACTGCTGGATATCCATAGACCAGAGAATTTCAATGACTCTGATAGACTTCATAATATATTAGACTTTGCTTCATATTGTAGGGAAACTTATAACGTTCCTGTTAGAATGCTTAACTTTGGCCGAACACAAAAAGCATTAGAAGAAATGGGAATAAATTCTACAAGATTGGAAATGTATGATATTGAACCAATCGATCTTATGAGTTATAAAACATTCTTAGTTCAGCAATATCATTCACTGTTTATAATTTCAGATTCAGGAACCGCACAAGAGGAACCAGCTTTGTTGAAAACACCGGTGATTGTTCCAAGAGACTTTACTGAACGTCCTCAGTCGGTAGACTATGGTTGTTCTTATATGCTTAACGTAAATGACAAACGAGGTTTTAATGCTGCTGAGGGTTGGATGTTAAAGAAATTGCATTTTCCGAATCTTAACCCTATAGATAGTTCATGGCTTGGTGATGGTCAAACATCGAGAAGTATTGTTAGAATACTCAAGGAGGTATTATGACACAGTATCCAGATTTTACCCCAAACCCAACATTTATAAATGGTTTCAATAGAGCATTACGTAATTTGGGTGGTGACGCTGGAGACTTTTTAGAGTTTGGTGTTTATGGTGGTCGTACATTTGCATGGCTGGCTGAACAATTACTAAGCAAAAGTCCCAAATCTATCTTACGTGGATTTGATTCTTGGCAAGGAATACCAAAAGAAACAGAAGGTTTGTTTTGTCCACCAAGACATGCTGAGGGCATGATGTCTTTAGGTAAAATTTACGTCATAGAAAGACTTGAAAATCTTGGTATAAGGGTTGGTGTTGATAAACGTTTTAGATTTGTTGATGGCTTTTTCTGTGATAGTTTAACGCAAAAAGTACAGAAAAATATTAAAAATTTAGCATTTGTAAATATTGATGTTGACATACATAAATCAACAGTTGAATTATTGGATTTCATTACACCATTAGTTCATGCTGGAACGGTTTTGTTTTTTGATGACTGGAAAGACCCAGACGATGCTAAGATATGTAATGAAAAATGGGGAGAACATTTAGCGTTTGAGCAATGGTTAGAAAAAAATCCAAACATTGTTTCAGCCGAATATGATATTAACTTCCTTAATCAACGTTGGATAGAAATTTTAAAGGTGTAATTGTGGATTTTAGAGTTGTTGCATATTATACGAAGAAGTCGATCTACGAAGGATATGCAATGACACTAGCAAAATCTATATCAAAATTTGACATGCAATCTGAAATTCGTGCAATTGATAGCCTTGGCAATTGGGATAAGAATACGCACTATAAGCCAGGATTTATTCGTGAAATGCTCGATAAGTATCCAGATCAATCAATTGTTTATATTGATGTAGATGCAGAGTTTTTGCAGTATCCTAAGTTATTCGATGAATTACATTGTGATATAGCAGTGCATTTATTAGATCATAAGCAATACAGAAGAATACGAACACCACCAGAGATATTAAGTGGAACTATTTATTTTGGCAACACAGAAAGAGCAAGAGACATAATTACCCTGTGGAAAGAAGTGTGTGATGCAAATCCAACAATGTGGGATCAAGCAGCATTACACCAAACTCTTGGTGTACCTGAAAATTATTACAACCTACCTCCACAGTATTGTATAATCCATGATTACATGG